GAGCGATCCGAGGAACTCCACGGTAGAGGCGTTCGAACTGACCGGTGATTTCCTCAGCACCCGTGACAATCATTTTTCGAACTCCCGCGCCTTGCAGGTGAGTTCGATTTCGTCACCATCGCCATCCGGATCGACGGCCGATTCGATTTTGTAGGTCCGCCCGTTGTGCGTCAGTTGAAAATTAGAGTTGATCTGTGCTGTCAAACTGTCGTATCGGACTCGAAAAATGACTGAGGTCATTTCCGCACGGTTCGCGTCGGTGATGACGATGGGAGCCGTCCGGGACGGCGCAGGCCTGCGGGCCTTTCGAGGTGCGAACAGAATCCAGTTGTCGACCTTCCGACGGCTGGAATCGATCGTCGGCTGATTCTTCTGGATGATGACGCGATGCTTGTATTCACCGGCTGCGAATTTCATTCGGTCACCAGCCTGTCATCACGTACCTCGATCACTTCCAGCAGAGCCTTCGCCGCGTTCGGCAGCTCGTGCTGCTGTCGCGGGTCGATGGACTCGCGATTCTTCCACCACGACCCGACCTGCAGGCGGATGGCATGCAGCAGAACGTCAGGCATCGCGCCCAGCGTGGTGCCGTAGCCAGCGGTGTACGTGATCGTGACGGCCGCGGGATGATTTCGACGGACGCAGGGCCAGCTCTTGCCGTACGCGGGCCAGAGGCTGGCGATGTCCGATTCCAGATCCACGATGTAGTCTTCGTTGGCCACCATCGGGACCGAATCGCCGTTGGGATCCAGATACGCGACACTCTGGACGGAGATGCAAGGCGGTTTCGGAATAAGGATGCCTCCCATGCGTCGCCCATACGCATTAGGAGGCCTCTGGGCCATGAAGTCCGTCAGCGTGTATCGAAACGTCGCCGTCAGAAACTGCCGCCAGGTGTGAGCTTCAGCGAGTTTCCACGCGGCGTTCAGGTACGAGGTGATCAGCTGGTCTTCGTCGCTGACGTCCGTCGCTTCCTGCAGGTGAGCTTTCAGGGCGTCGATTCCCACGATGCTCATCGGCGTGACAGTCGGCGGTGTGATAACTTTCAGGCCCACGGGATGCCGTTCTTGGTAGTGGTTTCATGATTACTTCGCGTCGCCGGATCCAGCGTCGCTCGAGCCAGCGACGGAGGCCTCAGAGTTTCCGATAGCGATGTCGAGTTTGTCCTTTAGCACGGACGCAATCTTTTTCGCCGCCGCCTCGCTGATACCAGGGATCTCAACCAACTTGTCGCCCTTCGCCACGACGTCGGCAATTGTGATCACGCCGGCGTCGGTCAGGGCTTTGGTGTATCGCCCATGGATTTCGAAGTTGCTCAGAGCTGCGACGTTGTCATGCAGATTGAGGCCGGACTTCGAGGCATCCAGCACTCCTTTCGGGAGTTGATCGGGAGACAGCTTTTCGAGCTGTGGCCCTGTGGACGTAACGATCACTTCTTCGGCGGCATCCTTCAGGACCTTCGCCGATCCACAAAGAACCAGAGATTCGACAACGTCCTGATTCTCCGGAGTGACGTCGATAATGTGGCCGTCATGCCCGAAAACCGGTGCGATGTTGACGGTGCCGATGAGTCGGATTCGCATGATGAGTTCGCTGTCTGAATGCAGAGGTGAAACGAAAGCGAGCGGCTGGCCAAAGCCAACCGCTCGCCGGGAAAATTATGTCAACACAAGAGCCTTCACAGCCTTCGTATTGGCAAAGTTGCCGCCGATGCGACGGAAGCACTGAACGGCGTCCTGATCCGTGTCGCTGTGCAATTCCACCATGCGGCGAATTCGCACGTTCTTGACGACTCGGCACCAGTAGCTGGAGAAGTCGCCGAAGATGAACGGCCGACCGGCAGCCAGCGTGGTCACCATGTTGTTGTTTGGCTTGATTGGACGGCCCTTGAAGCTGTCCAACATGCCGTCCTTCACGCTGTACATCCAGCGGCCTGCGGAGTCTTGCAGAGTCGCCAGACGGGTCAGATGAACCTGGTTGCACATCAGCACGGCGCCGGCTGACTGGTACGCAATGTCAACGCTGTTGATCAGGGAGATCAGAGCCGTAGCGAGGGCCACGTCGTGAGTCACGGGTGTAACGACGCTCGCCGAAGTCACGGTGTTTCCAGCAGTACAACCGGGCACAACGCCGGTGATGTTCGTGCCGCCCAGCGTCCACAGGGCATTGGCCTTGCGGGCAATTCGTTCGCCCAGCAAATCGACGATCAGGCTGAACAAGTCGAAGACGCTGTCTTCTTCTGCTTCCGCAGAATAGAGCACCTTGTCTGAAGCGATCTTGCGAGTGAGCCATGACACTTCGCCGATCGTCGGATCGGTTGCCGTTGCCACGCTTGCACCTTCAGCGACGTCTGTGCCGCTGTTCGCGGTGTCGTCGACCGTCGGCATGTCGATCGCACGGCCGTCGTTCGTGCTGAGCACTCGGCAGACCTGCAGCATCGGCCCGAAGTACAGCATGATGCGTTCGATCTGAGCGATAAACCCGGACGTGCCGAAGTAACCGGCTGAGCTGGCTCCCGTGTTTACCGTGAGCGCTCGAGCTTCGATGCTTTCCAGAGTCCGACCCGCTCGCAACTGTCGCTGCATGTCGCGGAATTCCTGGGTCACAGAACCGGCCAACACTTCAATCTGGTTGCCCTTGCCGCGGAACACTCTCGCATCTGCAGCTCGCTTCACGAGGGCCGCTCGTTCGCCAGTCAGACGCACGCCCAGAGTTCGGGCGATGGCCCAGTTCTGAGCATCATCACGCTGAGCTGGTGTCAGCGGTGCATTTTCACCGCCGCGTGGTTCAGGATCCTGTCGCAGGTTTGGACGTGGCGGATTGCCGCCGCCGCCTCCGTTCGATCGTTCGATGTCGTTGAAGACGTTTTCAGCGGTCTCCAGAAATTCAGCCCGATTCAGGCATTCACTGCGTTCGCTGAACATGGTTTCCATCAGCGTTTGATCTTCCTGACGCCATTCGTATTTGGCGTCGTTGATCTTGTCGCGATGCTTCTGGATTTCCTTGTTAAGCTCACTGACGGTTTCACGGAGCAGCTTCGGTGACTTGATGCCGCGAATTTCTTTGAGCCGTTCTTCAGGAGCGGTGGCGACAATTCCGAACGCCAGCATGGCAAGTGCCGGTGCCAGATCCTGCAGATGGATTGACTGCGCACAGGCAATGACGTCAGGGGCAATACAGGCGATGGGCAGTCCGAGGACAAGAAACGCGGCGAAGAAAATCGCACAGTAGGTCGCAAAGGCTTTCATGAGTTCATCCAATCCAAAATCGAAAATTGAAAATCGAAAATCCACCTTGCGACTGGGCGCAGAAGAATTTTTGACTGGGCAAAAATTCTTTTTGAATATGCTCGAAAACGACCAAAGCGGACGGATTTGGGTCAAAGCGGAAAGCCGTGAGCTACGGTTTCCCCGGCTTTCCGCTTTCCGCTTTCAGCTTTCGAAACTGCTCCGAGAACCATCCGCTGAGCTTGGCGGCCCAGAGGATGGCGTCGATGCGGGCCAGTGGATTCCAGCGCGAGTAGTTGCCCAGGTGACCGACGAACAGATGGCAGTTGACGCCGTACCGTTTGGATTCGCAGAGCGTCATGAGGTTTTCTGGATCCAGTTCGCGTTCCGGGTTGATGTGGAACGGTTCGACGTGATGAACCTCGAGCGCATCCTTGCCGCCGCAACATTCACAGACAGGATGAGTCTTCAGGAACTCATCGCGGACTTTGGGCCATTTCGACGAACGCTTCGCACCGGTTGGTGCCTTGCCGGTCCAGGTGTCGTTGATAACCCGGTACCAGACTTTCGCCGGCGCGAGGAATGTATCGAGGTTCATAGCCCAGCCATCCTCATGTTGAGTTCTGTTCGCATGCGTAACAGCTTCAGTTTCGCGTCACTGTCGTTGTGGCGATGCTTCAGGAAGTCATCCAACTCGCGACGTTCCAGGGCTCGAGCTTCGGACGTTGCTGATTCGTACGCCGGGAAAACCACCGGTCCTAGTTCCCAGAGACGCACGTCAGTGATTTCCAGAATCGTCACGTCGCGTTTGTTGTCACCTTCGCCGCGTTGCTCTTCACGCCACGATCTGCCGGTGACTTCGAACATGAACGAAGCGCCGTCGACTTTTCGCGAGCGAAGTTTCGGAATCAGTGACTGATGCGTTGGATCAGTCAGATCAACCTGCACTTCGTATCGGAGGCCAACACTGTCGACGCTGATTTTCAACGTGTCGTCATCTCGAAACGCACGACGTCCCAGAAGCTGGTTCGAGTCGTGATTGAACATCGAACGCACATCGTCTTCCTTCAACGCACGATCGAAGGCACCCGGCATGATGCGTTCGTAGTAGTCGGTCCAAAGACGATACTCGGTTCCCGGGTCATTGGCGTTGTAGAACACGGCGCCGTAACCGGTGATGACTTTGGGCGTGTCGCCTTCAGACCGCAGCTCAGCCGCTTTGAGACCTCGAAAGGCTTCAGGGACGCATCGACTTCGCTTTGTTGGTTCGTCTTCACGTTTCATGATCATGGCTGGCT